CAAAGTGCATTCGGGTGAGTTCTGCAACACCGGGAGGGAATAGCGGATAGAGTTCTTTGCTTCCGATACGGTTGTCTACGTATATCATTCTTTCCCTTCTCGTGTACATCGCGCTGCCTCAACCCGCTTCTGAATATGCTCTGGTGATTGGTGTTTACCCTTCCACCAATATACGAAAATCGGGGAAGATCCTTTCGCTTTCATCGTTTTGCGCCTGATACGCTGATTGTATTCCACAGCAGTATTACTCCATACTTTACGGGATAGGATTTGAAGTGGTTTACGTTTTGTAGCCAAGTTCTTTTCTAGGGCGCGTTTCTGCACCTCTGGCGTTCCAAACCCAGCCGCAACAGCTTTGGCCTGCGACCTATACGAATACAATGCACGGGAGGCAGCACCCAATAAGCCCCGTGTCCACGGTATTCCGTAGATAGACCTATATTCATCGGGGTCAATTCCGTGCCCCTGCTTAACATGATTCCCTAAATGCTTGAAACTTCTGCCACAAATAAAGCACTGAAGTAAGTCACTGCTGAAATAATCCTCCAGCTCTTCAAGAGTATGAAATCTGTACTCCAATGGAAACCCTGATAACGCCCTCATCTTGCCTCCTATTGTTGCGTCAACCTGTTAAACACCTCGCTCCTAACTTCCTGCCTCTTAATGAAGTCACGCCAGAACTGCCTACGCTGCGTCCGTGTCCATCCAGCCTGCCGCATACGCCAGTCCATCGCATCAAGTATACGCAGGCTACGGTTTATCCGCCATTTGCGATAACAGCTAACAACGGCATCAAAGGGATAACGCAGATATCCTAATAACTTTCTCATTTCCACTCCTCCGGACTTGTACCATCAATAATATAAGCCGCTATTTGTGGAAAACACGCTTCGTCCCCACGATACACCAAACCGTTCTCGGACATGTTCTGCCGGCAATTAATAACTGTGATGGTTGGTGTCTGGCTCCCATCATCCTCCGTAACCAGCCTCGCCCGTAGATTTACCTGGACAATAGACGGCAACTCACTAAACCCAGCCGCATCATACTTACCGTTCCACACGCTATCATCCGAATTGGCACTCTTCTTCACATACTGCCTTTTATACCGGGCTATCAGGATAAGGTTCTTGTCATTATCAAATGCCTCGTCTATAAGTTTCCGGAAAACACTATTAACCTCGGCATAGTGATGTGGCTTGATCTGGGTGAGTTTACCAAAGTGGGCCATCCTTGCCATTTCCCATGCCTCAGTATCGGTATCCCAGATGATGGTGCGGATATTGGGGTCGGCCAACAGAATACGATGGTCTTTCTCAAAACTATCCCATTTCTGCTCATGCTCTTCCTGGGTGCTTGCTGGCAGCTTCCTATAATCCTTCACACTAATATCCTTTGAGGCCAGCGTCCCATCAACAAACTTCTCCACAACACCCTCAAGGCCACGGTCATTGTTGATAATGCCGATGGGTCCCGGCGCAGTGAGAGCAAAATGCGTCTTGCCATTCTTTTCCAGCCCGCCCACCCGCATAACCAATCTACGCTTTACCGGTCCAGCTACTACTTTCTCAAAACCTTTAGGCATCCGTGTCCTCCTCATCTACTATGATGGGTTTAACATATCCGCGTTCAATTGCCATAGCCATCATGAGGCGGGTGAAGGCATGGGCTAGATGATCCTCAGTACAAGGCAGAACCCCGCCGCGTAAAGCCTCACCCCCGGCTGCTTTTACATGTGCCGCGGCATGAGCAAGGTGTGTCACAACGGGCTGTTTCTTCCAGCTATCGTGATCATGATTGCCGTCCCCAGCCTCCATCACCTTTTGTATCTCATCCACGACCTGATACGGCCACAACTCCTCAGTTGTGGTCACATTGATATTAACTGTTTTCTGTAATCCCATTTACATATCCTCCTTACCCGTGTTAAGTATAGCCATCTGCCCTTCCAACTGCTCTATCCTGATCTGTGCATCAACCAGATGAGCCGCGAGGTGTAATAGAAAGACGGCGTGTATAGGTAATATAGTACCTGGTGCCACCCGCACACGGCTATTAGCAGCACCAGATATCTCCTTAAGGAGTTCGATGAAATCATCCTCAGCCTCGGCTATCTTTTCCAGCGCACTAAGCACCTCCGCCGATAAGTTTATCATCCCACCCTCCCACTAACCACGGTAGTCTCCGTCACTTTAAACCCGGGCATAGTATTGAATTTGCTACTCACTATCCCATTCGCCTTCGCATACCGCTTCGCCGCACCCACATCCACCGTCAACAGCACCGACGGCAACTTATCATGGAACACCGCCTTGATAACATCCATCTTACTTACCAACTCCACCTTGATATCCTTTCTCACCGTGGTAGAGCCACCACCGGTACGCACAGTCCGCTGCACATCCGCAACCGGGATTACGGAATTAACCACTACATCGGCATCAAGCAGCTCCTCTGCCCTGTCCATATCCCCATCAATAATACATTGCTCGGCTTCCGCGGCCAACTCCGCCTTCTGAGCCCTCTCCTCCTCCAGCTCCTTCTCCTGCGCTTTCCTCTCCGCTGCCATCCTCACCTTCTCCTGCTCCAGGAAGTCACGCCCTATCTCCCTATCCACAATAAGCCGCGCTTGCTTAAACGGAGCACTAAGCACCTTCAGCCTCGCCAACAGATCCTTATGTAGCCTGTTGGCCGCATCGATGTCGGGCCGGAACTCTGCCTCGATGGCTTTGATGGCTTTCCGGGTGTTGGATGTGAATTCAGCTGCGCTCTCCCGGGTAGCCTGGTCCACTATCATGAGTGCTTCCGCCTGTGCTATCACCTGCTGACTGTTCTCCTCGTACATCTTTAATGCTGTTGCTTCCATAGTTCACTCCCCTTCATATATCATTAATTATCTGTTCCTCTGCTTCATCTTCCCACCGGCTAACCAGCTTTTTGAAATCAACGGAAATTACTAAATCATCCAACTCACCCGCCCTGATTAGCTCATCCCACTCTTTTGGTACAATAACATCGAATTTATTCCCTATAACTCTTAGAAAGCGTATAAGGGATAGTGCGCGATCTCTTGCCTTCTGCGCCGCTCTTTGTCGTACGCGCTTCTTTAACGAAACCATGACGATTACCCTCTCCTCTTCATAGTTTTAACATGATTCAACACTGCTTCCCAATTCTCATCCAGCTCCCCCTGCGTAAACACCAGCTCCCAAGGCGCGTATGCGTTGGCAGGGTCATGCATTATAGCTACGTGATGCAGCACCCGGAACACGCACTTCCGCACTCCCAACATCTTACAATACCCCTTCACCTGCATAAGCCACTTCCAGTTGTTAGCTGGGGTAGACTCGGCGGAGAGGGCAGTGCATTTATACTCCTCCACTACCTTCTCCTGATTACTACCGCGAGTATATCCATCAGGGCTCCCAATAACTCCATCCAACTCAATCTCACCAATTCGGACGGCTGCCTTCTCCCCAAACGCCCTCGACAATGCCACCTCCCACAGATACCCCTTCTCAAATTGCAGCATCGTCGCCTCATCCACCTTCCTCTCCGCAGTCTTCATCAGCTCCCGATCCATATCATGTATTACATCGCTGAGGTGTAACCCAGGACTCCTACTCTTCGTCTGCTCCGTCGTCCACGGGAATTCCTCTTGTAGCTTCTGTATCCTCATCTACATTCTCCTCTAAAAGATCCACGTCCCCCTCAGTAATAACATCAGGGTCACCAACCAATTTACTGGTTGCTTTACGTAATGCTGCCCCAGCCTTTGCACCATCTATTCCGGCCTCAGACAATTTATTAAATGGAAATGTCTTCGCATCCCTCACCTGCACCCACCTCTGTATCAAGGCTAACTTCTTATCACCGGGCGCCCGCATAAACTGTGCCAAGAAGCGTTTCCGTTTCCGTATATCCATACCTTTCTTGATGAAATGCGCCAACACAGCATCAAAAAGCTCGTCTGGCTGCCCCATCACATCCTTGCTCACATACACTATAAACTCAGTTTCTCTCGCCATACTACTCTCCGTTTAATATAGGGGCGGCCTGGAATTGACCACCCCCAAGGTTAATTTAGTCCGCCATCTTGAGTATTCCATCCTCCAGCGTCCACTCATCACGGCCGCTAAGGTACTCATCATTCTGCGCTAATTTGATGGCGCTCTTCTTATCTCCCGGCAGGTTGGGCACTTTGAACAGGGATGACAGCATATCGGTTTTTGCAATCGGATCATCGCTATCAGCTAACAGGCCAAGTATGGTCATAGCCAACGCATCCGCAAGTCCTGAATCGACAACCGCCGCTTTACCTTTACCCTTGCCTTTCCTTTTTCCCTTCACTGCTTCACCGGGTAATTCCAAAACCTTGGTACACAGGAGTACCGTGGGTTCGCGCTCGTCTTTTTTCTTCGCCAAACCTTTATACTCCACGACCTTGCGAAGGAAGTGACCTTTAAGCCCGACCAGGTAGCCAATGTTCTCGGCATCCATCTGGTTAAGCGGGAACCCGGCCTTGACAATAGACCCAAGCAGCATACCAAACTTACTCTTCTTGGTAAGCGTGCCTTTGGATTTGAGTACGATGAGCCCCATACCGGTATCGTCAGGCGCGAAATCACCCTTGCCACCTACCGAGTACAAACTCACGTCCTCTTCACCATCAATATCAAACACCACACGGGCACAGGGTATTTTCTCCTGAATACTCCCGCCATAATCCGTCATGGTAAACCTGATATCGGAGATCACACCGTCAAAATCATCAATTAGTCCTCCACCCTCTGCAAAACCATCCGGGCGAAGATTTACTTTTTCAGCCATCTTGCTTCTCCTTCTTTTAAAACATGGTTTATATTATTTGGGGCATTCCCCAAAA